GGCCAGATCCTGGTCAGACATACGTTTGAAAAGCGATATTGACTTCATTACTTCGTTCCCTCTATAAGAGAGGAGGCTTCATGGAGCTCAAGATCGGTTAGATACTTGTCTCCCTCGTTGCATAACTGGTACCCACCTACTTCCCCCATATGAGGGACGTAGAAGTACATGTTTGTTTGACCCGTAATACAGGGCCAAGCACCATGTATCGTCTGGAGCTCCTTTTTGGAGAGCAGATGATGGGACCAGTCGTACTCCGAAGGAAGAGCAAGAATTACCGTGAGCGCCCATGTTAAGGGGCTCCCATAGAAGATCACTTCTGATCTTCCGGATTCGACCGTATGACGACACAATCCGAGGATTCCAAGGATTGTGTGGCTGGGCAAAGAAGTCCAGCAACGAGTCGAACCCGCCGCGGTCTCTTTGTTGCGAGTCTGGAGATAGTCTCCAAACTCTGCCCTCGAACCTATGTAGGCGAGAATTCCATCTCTTTTTAAGATGAGATTCATCGCTTCCACAGAAAGAGGTGAGACCGTGGAGCCCAACCTCGTTTCTTCCCACAATTCTAAGTCCGCGTTGAATATGCGGAGGAAGAGTGGAAATAAGGTGTTGTGAAGCATTCCAGTATCCTTTACAAAAGAGGTTATTGGAAGTGTCTATCACAGCCTGACACGAGGTCGGGCCGTCTGCGACAATCACTTTTGGTTTAACGGGGGTTACATCGTAACCCGCGAATCCATCAGTGCCGCAGGATTCCCTAAAGCGTCCGTGAACATAGCTTTTCGCCATGTTTACTTTAAGCTGAAGGAGCTCCATAATGCGGACTAGTCGCACATACCCGTGTGACGGAATGATAATATCATCACCGTACACACGGACCTGATGTCGACATCGAAGGATGCTCTCTTTCGTCACCTTGCCATCGCCAATAGCAGATGCTATAGCGATAACTAGGAAAACGATCGATTGCACCGGAAATGTCGTTGCAGTGCCTTGCGAGGCAAACTTGTTCAGTTTGATGAACAAGCTACTTCCTTTGGACGAAATTTCGTCTTTAAGGTACCTCGTTCTTGCGGCGTGCAAAGCGCGTAGTACGGATTTATTTGTCCGAAATACTCGCTCCACGGTCCAACAAGAAAGTCGATCGCTTGCGTCGGAAAGATCTACCGTCGCACACTTTCGATCAAGGGATGCTTGGATCACCATATCGGCTGAGGCACTTTGGCGCCGAAAATCGATAAAGTCACCATTATAGGTGTCTAACAATCGACTCTCGAGCCATCGCCACGTTATCTGTTGGCACCATTGGTGCTGAACAGGTTCCGCTGCTATGAGCCTTGGCGCTTTAGCGCTTTTAGGCACACAGATCAGACGACTTGCCAACTCATGATTGAGAGGCAAATCCCTATCATTACCTGCGGTTTTACCGCAGTCTTGAAAGGGAAATAGTGACTCTAGCTTGTGTGGCCATAATGGAAAGCTCGATTTCTCGTGCTGTTTCATCATGTCCGCCACTGCACCAGGGCCATGTTTAAAGCCAATCCCTCGGTCATCTCTTTCCAACTGAGCTGAGTAGCTCAGAGGGTCAAAGTAGCCGAGTGATTCTACAATAATGTCAGCTACGTGCTGACATTGTTGGAGGAGGAAACGGTCGCGCAAACCATCGTGCTCGTCTCCGGGTCCAGCACTATCGTGCATGAACCCAGAGTCTGGCAACCGGCAAGCGCTAGGTAAGCTGACACAATCAGTAAGACTGATGTCAGCGACCCTACCGAAACCGAGCGAATCGCGATCCCACTGCAAAGTAGGCTCACGAAGCGTTCTCTCAACGTCATGGTAGTTCTCCAGTGTCGCGTTAATGCGATCCTGAGAGCACTCCACGTGCAATTTCTTTCCAAAAGAACACAAGGTTCTTAGGTCTAAAATTGCATTTACGTCGGGATCCAGCTTTAAACTGGAATCTCTCTCAAATACGCGCAACCATAGCCCCGAGAATAATCTCGGCACCTTGGTCCCCTTTGAAACCGCATGACTTAGCGGTCCCTCAAGGCAGAGGCGACCCGTTTCGAAACTCCGTAAAAGCAAGGAGTCAAGATTCGGAAGGTCCAGTGTAAACACACATAGACCTCGTATTTCAGAGTAAAGGGCGATTCTCTCATAATCTTTGAGAAAACTTTCCTTCAATTCCGGGTACGTTCGAATTGCATCTTTAATGATGCCTTCGAAGACGTGGAGTAAGACACTGACTTGACGACTTTTCATATCTTAACCTTTCGGTGAGGATATTCGAAATCAACGAGTCCTTACAGTGTCCCCTCAGTCGGTACGACTTTTGTCGTTATTCTACGACTCAGAGTTAACCATCTTGCTCAGGTTCGCATTCGAGCTAGCTGTCAGAAAAGTCAGCAGCCCGGACGCGACGTTGACGGGATCCGTCAGGGTATCACCCTGTTGGTTCTCGAAAACCACGTAAGCATGCCTACGAAAGGCAGGCAACGTGCTGGTCGCAAAAACAGTCTGGACGATGTCCAAACTATGCCGGTCCATATTTTGACCGGTCTTTTTGTCGACATACGTCGAGTTCTTCGACGTCATGGTGATGTCATCTGTTGCCGAACGCAACCTGTAGATGGACCCAAGTCCATCCTGGTTAATTCGAATCAGATTCTTCGCCACCGCATTGATGGTAACGACTGCGGGATCATTGAATGCCATGTCTAACTCCTTCTGGCTCTTTGAAATACTGCTAACTCGGTCATTAAGACCTCGTCGCAGCAATCGAGGCCAGAATCCCCATCTGATGACCATTAAGGAAATTCAGATGAGCAACAGGAGCAAGGGATGTACGTATACGTGATTTCTGTTCTCGCACCTTTCTTATGGGTGTGATGGAGGTTTCAGCTGATAGCTGACCGCCCCCACAGGACCACGTTGTACGTAAGTGGGTCATCGGACAACAGTCCGTGAGCACGGCTGGAATGATGTTTCTGGACGCCTTAAGATAGGTACCCACATCACCAAACCAGTCTGCCAACCAGCTCCACGGTGTTAACTCCCAGAGGGTCGATAGATCCACTGTGAGGCCGTAGACGCTACGATTGGCCCACTCCCTTACTTGTCTAGGCGCCGGCTCAAGGCCGGGTCTCTCAGGCTTCCATCTACAATGGACTCGCTTGAGAAGAAGGGTTTCGACGTCGAAAGTCCGTGAAATAACGGTTCCGACGCTTTGCACAGTCTGCGAAATTTGCTGATGTGCTGAACCCGCAAAGACAGGAAGGGTCCTTCGAATGCCGTGTCCGTGATGCAGGCGGTTGATCTCATCAACTCTCCTTGAGACTTGATCAGCTCCCCTTGCCAGTTTCACGATATCCCCGACGATGGGTGCAATCATAAAGTTATATTGCAACCATGCAGAACCCCCACCCCTCGCCAGCTCTCGCGGGCTTGGTCGTGGAGGTCTGCGCCAAAATCCACGCCTTCGCATATCAAGGATATCATCCATGATTTGTTTAGGACGGGCTTTGATGTCTAGGATATTCACCGGAACGTCCACGTATGGACGCGACGGATTAGACCTTGCAGCTGCCGAGTTAGCAGCTGACAAATCACTCGGCGTTCCTTCTACATTCAAGTGGCCACCATTAGCTGTATTCCTCAACCAGTCACACAAGTAATCCCGAAATTGGGACGAAAAGGCGCCAGTTGAGAATTTGTTAATGATGCCACCACTAGAGTAGTGTTTGTGCACCGAGAACGGCGCACAATCACCGGATCCAGTCTGGTCCCCACAAGTGTGGGAACCAGTGGTTATGGATCCAGCTCCGGTGATGCTGCCAGGATAATTGTTGTTAAACCATCGTGGTCCAGAAACGGATTGGATGGGTGAACTACGTGTCCTTGCAACCACAGTGTAGGCTCCTTATTGGAGGGTGAAGAATTCTCGCATAAAATAAGAGAGAATCCGCGGGGTCCGGATGGACC